GAAGGCGAGGTCTTCTACGTCCCCACCCAAAGCTTTAACAACAGAACCAGCTTTTGGAATAGCTTCGTTAAAGTCTTCAATGGATAGGATGGTTTGGTTTTCTGCAGCATTTAGAAAGTTAACTTTATCTGCCAGCTCATCTACAGAAACACCAAAAGCATTAGTTAGCGAGATTGTGGTGTCTAGTGCTTCTTCCTGCTCCAATCCGCCCAAAACAGAAAGCCTTGTAGCCTGACGAACCTGAGCATCTAGGGCATCACCCATGTTTCCCATCTGGGCTACCCTAGCTGCCAAGCCAACCGTCTTTTCTACGGCAATGCCATACTTAGTAAACTCTGAGGCCAGCTCTCTAACATTTTCTAGTGCTCTTTCAGTTTGACCAGTAGTAGTGAACATGTCACCATAGACACGTCTAAACTTAATAGCTTGCTCTTCTAGCTTTTGGAATTCTCTAGCAGCAGCAGTACCAAAAATTGCTAGTGGAATTGTAAAACCAACCATAAGCTGTCTACCAGCCCACTGGGTGTTCTTACCAAAGTTTAGAAGATTTGTAGAACCTTGCTTTAGTACCTGGTTGAATAGCTGCTGCTTTTGAGCAGCCATCATAGTTCTTGTAGACAAGCTCTCCATGTCAAGGGCGAGTGGTCTTACTTTAATTGCTTGCAGTGCACCATTAGCATCTCTACCCATGCTAATGTATTGTGTTTGTAGGTCTTTTACTCTTTCAGTTGCAACACGATTAATTGTGTCAAACTCTCTGGTAAAAAGCTTTCCGAAAGTCTTAGTGGATGCCCCAGCGTACTTGAAGTACTGGCCCATTGAGAATTTATTTCTCTCAAGGGAGTTTGTAAAGCTCTCGGTGCTGGAGCTGATCTGAGTCATTCTGGCAGAAAACTTGCCAGTCTCATTAATATTATTTATAAGCCCCTGACGCATTCGCAGGGACTCGGCGGCGACGTTAGCACCGCCCTTTGCCATGAGAGTGTGGAAGACTGATATCTCTCGCTGCAGCTGTCGAATAGCTGCGAGGGCTTGGGTAGTATCAATACCTATGCCAATATTGGCCTGAGCATCAGCCATCCACAAACTCCTTGTTTGTTAACTAGTTCATAAGATTGGCGACTTCACCAAGCTTTACGCCCGAAGCCTCCTCGACAATTTTATAGACAGTGGGGAGATCAATATTCTCTTCCAATGCCTTGACATCTTTTGCTAGCTCAGGGTTGTATTGCTGCATGGCAATTTGAACACATTCCATGAGTAGGTTCATAGACTTGTCGTTGTCATTCGCTACGTTAGCAATACCCTCAAACTTTTTCATAAATGGACGAAGCAGTGAAATCTTTAGGGGACGCACACTAATCTTTGTTCCATCAATGAGAGTAAGTTCCTTCTCTTCATTTACAGTAGCCATTTATTTCCTTCCATATACGTATATAAACGGTATCTCAATTATAACACAATGCAATACTATTTTTTGGTTAAATCCTCGTAGCCTAGGCCCATTCCCAAGCCAAATCCAGCCTGTGCGGCCTTCGTACCCTGGAAGGATGTAATGTCATTTGGATCGGAAGTTTTGCCCTTGCTGAATACTCTAGCTTTCATGGCCTCCCATTCGTTCTGTGAGGCCTTTCCAGATTGCTTATCTAAATCTACCCCCTGAATTGCAGCTAAGAATTTCTTTTCTTGATAGTCTAAATCTCTTTTAGAAGATAATGTTGCAACTAATTCTGGCATAGATAATGATGTTTCTAGATCTTCGTAGTCTTTCCAAATGCCCAATAAAAATAACTCTGCCTCTAGCTCAGCTAGGTCTAGCTCATCCCAGGTGCTAGCCTTACTATCTTCTGCTTGTTTTTTAACAGAATCCTCTGATTTTTCATTAATTTTAATTCCTGCAGCAAGATCTAAAATTTTATAAACGTTTGGCATATCTACTTGATCTTCGAACTCTTCGATTGTTTGTATTAGAGGGTACTGTGATTTAAGAGCTATCATTGCACAGTATGAAAGAATATTTATAGAGTCTTCATCGTTTTTAGAAATGTCCAACAGTTCAAAGGCGGACATGAACTCCCTCAGGTATTTTATCTTTAGTGGCTTTATATATATTTCTGTGCCGTCAACGAGTTTAATATACCCCGCATCGTAAACTGTAGTTGCCATCTAATAAGTATACCAAAAGAGTAAAGCCCAGGAGTAAATATCTCCTGGGCTTTACTTTGGATTAAACCTAGCTGGAAAGTCCGCCAGCTGGAATAATGCGGTCTACAATCTTACCATAAGATGCTACGTCGTTTGGCAGAAGACGGAAGGAGACCTCGAACATCGAAGGCTCGTCACGCTTTGCAGAAACGGTAACATTCTCAATGGAAAGAGCACGGTATGCAACGTAGACACGTTCGATCTCGTCACCAATTGCACAGTCACCAGTACCAGGACCAACTGCAACCAAACCACGCTCGACGGGGCACTCACCAATGTCACCAGCGGACATGTTTAGAGTGTCGTTTCCGTCTACAGAAGTTAGGTCTGAGTCAGTACCAGCAATAGCGAACAATAGGTTTTCGAGTGTGGCCTCGGCAAATGCGGTGTTTAGGTTAACCTGCATGCCCTGCTTATAAAGCTTGGCTACGTCAAGAACCTGGTCTACCTGTACTTCACCGAAGTCTGGCTGGAATACAACTTCCAAACCATTCATCGTGTATCCAACATTACGGAATGACGAGGTATCGCTTAGAGTGTCTCTAAATGATACGTTGTCAACGTAATCTGGAAGGTCTACATCACTAAGCTCACCCTGTTCGTATGTGAACAGAGCTGCAGCACCAACGATAATGTTAGCACTTGTACCACGTGTGTATGCCATATTGTTTCACCTCTTCTTTCTTAAGAAATTAGCAGGCTTCGTTTCCTCAGTTACAATTATACTAGCTTTTTATAACTTTACGAAGAATGCCATTCGTAGTCAATAATGATCTTATTGCCAGCCCAGGTTCTAGCTGTTCCAAAATCGATAATGTCTCTGGACTCTTCTAGCTGAAAAATCTTAATTTCATGAAAATATGGTAGCAAAAATGATTCTCCAGCAAATTTAACCACATCATGTGTTTCTTCTAATCCAGTAACAATGTCAACGCCTGTCTCCTGAATCTTGCCTCCCTCTACCCACTTATCATAAATCCAAGCATTAAGATCCTGTGCAGACTCGTCCCCTCTGTCCAAGAGGTCTTGAGTGAGCTGCTGGGTTCTGTATAAGTCTGCAATGTTATCACTAGTCCTATAAAGGTAATACATAATTTGCTCACACTTAATATGTGGAAAAGGTTTTCTACGCATTTTAAACATGCGGTCGTATACGGCAAAAGCACCATCTGGGAATTGTTCCGTCAGGTCATCGATGTTTGTTGGTGATGTAGGAATGAAAGGCATATTAAAGTTAAGATACAGACCAATCTTATCCTGCAGATAGTGATTAATAAAAACCTGTGGTGCGTGAATAGCAGTCATTACATACCAACCTTTCCAGCAATCCAGCGGTAGCCAACTTGATTACCATATGCCTTACCCAGAGACTTGCCCCTGCCAAATCCTTGGACAAATGCAGTAGTGTTTCTTATTCTCTGGTCTAGGCCACTAGTTACCATAAATGATTGCGTAAAATATCTTTCGAAAAACTCTCGGAAAACTTTTTCAAAGGCTCCGACAACTTGCTTACCTCCAGGGTTTTCAATAGTTACGGGCTGCCTAGTAAAAACCTGTTCTCCGTTGTCTTCAAAGACTAGCACCTCAGATGATCTTGGAGACACTGTCACGGAAATGCCTCTTTCCATTACGGTAGCTTTATTATAAAACGGCACCTTTGATCCGTTCTTTACAGTAGTAGACTGCCTAAAGGTTGCATTCATAGACAGGGATCCTGCAGCAGCACTGTAATTGATATCAAAAAGCCTAGCCTCTGGGCTACCAGTTTGGTACCATTCATAGACGTGGTGTAAAAGATCTGGGCTTACCCTAGCACTCGCATCCAAGTATTGCTCAAGAATTTCCTTGGTCTTAATGCCAACTTCTTTGAGCAGCTCAACCTTGCCTCGCTTTGCTCCTTCTAGAAAGCCAACAGAGTAGTTCATAAGGTTATTCATTTCCTTCATAAACTGTTTGTCATTAATCCTTGGGGCAATCATTATACCGTTGTCCCCTGATTCTCTGATCTTCTTAAAATAACCTTGTAGTACTCAATCTTTCCAAATGGGTTGCTGAATGGCTGTATAGTTGCAATTTCAAAGATGGTCGACTTTCCTTTACGTGGCCCAGCAGTCTCTATATAAATCTCATTACCAGCACTGTCTGTAATGTTTGAGATTACCACGTTAGTTACAGAGTTTTGCTCATTCAAAGAAGAGATTCTAAGGTCCTGCCTAGCCCTACCCAGTAGCAATGAGTCTTGGCTAATATCTACGTTGGGGTTAACTTCTTCTTTAATTGCTGTGCCAGCTGGTGCAAAGCTGCAAGCAAACTTACGATCTAGCTTCCAAGTTTTGGTAACGTTACCATATGCAGACTGCTCTACGTCTGGGTAAAACACCTCTGCTTGCATTGGAAACATGAAGTCGTTTGCATCGCATTCCATTACAACACCTCAATAGTTCTTATAGACTTGTAATACTTGGAAAGTATTTTATCTACAATAATGTTCCCTGTCCCCTCAAACATTTCTCTTGAAAACTTAATCTTAAACTGATCAGTATTATAGTCTGTGATATACCTGCTGTAATACTCTAGCCTTCCGCAGGAAATATCTTCTACGATAAGCTCTGTTGCTCTAACAATGTCAGATGGTATCGCTGGGTATCCTACTTCTAGCAAGACAGAGTAATCGAATCCTTGTGGGAAACCGTGATACCCAAAAGTCATATCTAGCAGGTCGGACTCTGCCTGTGGCAAAATATTTGGCTTCTGCTCTGCAAAGTTTACCTCTTCAGAGTAGTCCATCATAATTGCTGTTTTATCTCCAGAAATTCTATACTTTGGGCTGTACGAGTCTGGGTTTTCTGCATCAAAGACTAGGACATTATTCTCATAAAGCTTTAGTAGCTTTTTTGCATCGTCCCAGATTGGCAAGTAGTCTGATCCAAGGCCAACTCTTTGTACCAGCTTTTTCTTGTAATAAAAACCTTCTGTAATAACAGAATCAATAATTGCTCTAGCAATTTCTTCATTACGTGCATATTCTTCAATTTCAGATGCCACGCTAAATTTTGACGTAGCATCCACATAGGGCCTGACAACATCGAAGTTATACTCTTGACCATCTACAGTGACTTCATATGAGCCGTCGTATCTTGTAGGAAAGTCTAAAGTAAGGTTACCGTCTGCATCAGAGGTTTCTGAGCCAGTCCTCACAGAGTGGTCGGAAAGATCTACAATCTTGTACTCATACTCTGTATTTGGGGATGTCACTGCAACCGTAGTTGTTGGTACGGTGTGAGGGACTCTGGCTATTTCCATTTTATGCTCCGTATTCTCTTGCCACTTCTTCTGGCGTTGCTAGACGAATGTGTGATCTCGTTACCCATTTATCTGCCTGAGCCTTCGTCACAATGTTGTACCCCTTTTCTACCTTGCCAACACCTTCCCAAACTACATTCTTGGTTGAGTGAATAGCTACAGTAGCCTTTCTCTGAGCTGCTGGTGCTGATGTTTCTTTTGGTGCAGTTACTGGAATGTTAGATCCAATAATATCATCAGACAGCTGCTTCTTAGCAGTAGTTGGCTTTTTCTTTGCTGCCGCCTTTGGTTCTGGCGAAGCAATAATGCCTTCTTTTGCCGTGCTTGTCTTCTTTTTTGTGTTTGACATGCTTGTGCCTCCTATCTAATATTATACCAGATTAAAACAATAAAATAAAGGGCAGGGACCGAAGTCCCTGCCCCTCATTTATGGTTGACTATGGATTAGGAGTCAGCTGCTGCGTCAGCGTATGATACAGCATCCTCTTCCTCCCACTGAATACCGAAACGTACGAATACGGTGTACTCAATGGTGTCCTTCTTAGCAACGTACTCACGGTTTACTGTGATGTCACGCTGGAAGCCCCATACACGGTTAGCTGGGAATGTAAGGTCTACATATCCAGCTGGGTAGTAAGGTACTTCCTGAACTTCGATACCCAGAACGCGAGTTGAACGTGCAGTACCCAGAGTCTGGGCCTGTCCGTCAAGGTAAGCCTGACGGTTACGCTCGGTTCCAGCTGGTGTACCAGCAAATGCCTCAGCAATAGCGTCAGCAAGTGTACCGTTGTTCTTTACAATGCCCTGGAATGCATCAGTACCAGCGTAGAACTTAAGGTTATTCTTAAGTGCACGGTACTTACGTGGCATAGCAAGGAGCAGTCCCTGCATAACCTCTGTAGTCCAGGCGTTGTCTGTGACAGTAGTAACGTACTCGTGTGCGTCACCGTTTGTCTTGACTCTGTTGACGAATCCGTCCATGATGGACAAGAAGTCTCCAGTAGAACCATCGCCATTAATGGCTAGGTCCTCAATGTCATTAGCGAATGCATTGGTCATTAGGCGTACTAGGTGGTCTTCAAGGGCAGCACCCTCGACACCATCTTCTAGGGCCTCAGCTGAGACCTCCCAGTCGAGACGAATCTTCTTTGTAGTCAATTCGACCTTGCTGAAAGTTGCTCCAGTATTGTTATAGTTACCAATACCCTGTGCAGCCGCACGAATTACACGCTCACCAACGTTAACTTTTTCAAGTTCCATTGAGTTTGCACGCATAGTTACGCGACGACCATCCTTGGCGAGAACTGTGCCATCCCACACGTAGTCAATAAAACGACGTGCTTGCTCGGGACGGAGAATACCACTAGCCGCATCACCCGAAGGGTTAACTGCGTTTGGACCAGTAGTTACACCGAACTCGGCGTTAGGAATGTTACCAAGTGTGTCAGCACCAGGGTCAGTTACTCCTCCAATTCCACCAGATGCAAATGCACCTTGTGCTTGGAAGTTACCTGGAGTGGTGCCACCAAGCTCACCAGCCTCACCAGGCTGGTTTTTCTTGATCTCTTCCGACATATGTCACCTCCTAAGTGATTTTACTTATTTAAATAAGTCGGCAGTTTTGAGGAAACGACCGCCCCATAGGGATTTTTCAACCAATTCAGGTTGTTCCTGCACGATCTCGCCAAGATCGCCAGATTTGCGGAAAGCGGTATCTTGCTCTACAGCATCTACCCTCTTTCCAAACTCATCAAACTGGCCCTTTGTTTCTGAAATTTCCTGCTTGGCTGCAGAAACTTCCTCGGATACGCCAGTAATTGATTTCTTTAGTGCATCTACCTCGGCATGTAGTGCCTTAACGGTATCTGCAAGATCGCTAAAGGCTGATGTAATTGTGTCTTTGATTTCGGCAACTGCATCAACAGCAACGTCATCTGACTTCGACACCTCAGCAGCCTCTTCGACAACCTCGTCAGCCTTTTCGACTGCTTCGGCCTCATCAGTAGCCTCGGCCTCTTCGACCTCGACCTCTGCTTCAGCATCGTCGGCCTTCTCTACCTCAACCTCTTCATCGGCCTTGGTTTCGACGGCAACTTCGCTTTCAGCTGCGGCATCTGCCTCTGGAGCGACCTCATCTGATTTTTCTACTACCTCGTCAACAACGTCAACGAGTTCTGTGGTTTCATCAGTCATAGGACTAACCTCCTTTGTTATCTCAGTTCCAATGCCTTTAGCACTATCAACCAAGAACTTTATTAAATCTTTCTTATCTTCATCATTCTTTTCAACAAAACCAATGTTCTTCATGCTCACTCCAGTTGTTGGGCTAACAACTTCTTCATCGGAGGATAGCATTACTAGTCCGTTATCTGCATCCCAGAAAACGTTTTCAATCTCTGCTTCCATAGACTCTCCCTTAAGAACGTCAACGCCGTCTACCTTTTCTACAGAAAGAATGCTGGCAAACTGATTAGCTGGATTATCCACAAGGGATAGCTCTACTAGGTCGTATTCTTTAATTACCCTAATCTGCAGATCTGCTTTCTCATCGTATGCGTCGTCCCACTTATTCATTCTACCACCAATTGAGAAACCTGTGTAAGTTCCGTCAATTACCTTCTCCCAAGTGTTCTGAGCACCTTTAGAAATGTACGCGGAAACATAGACACCAGAGTAGAATTTCTTGGTCTCGGGATCAAAATACTTGTCCTCTTTGAAGGAGACCATCTTGCCTACTGCAGAAGGCTGGTGCATTTCGCGTATGTTCCCGCGAAACTTAGAAAATGCCTTCATGGAGGCATCTGTGGTTACGATATCGTTTTGCTTGTCAATGTTATCAAGCGTGGCAAAGCCAGAGACAATACGTCTCTGAACGTCAACTTTACTGAAGGGCATTGAAAGACGAACAGCGTCGCCTTCCGTATCCCAGTGTGCCTTAAACATAGTCATACTAGATCCATTATACAATACTTTTTATCAAATTGTTAAAAAAACGATATAATTAAAGTTTTCGTTAACTAGATGATCTTCCCTCTCCCTGTGCATTTCTGCCAGAGATAGTTGCTGGGCTATCAGACTGATTGTTTGCTCTCTCGGCATCTCTCTGTCTGTTACCTGCTGAGTTTGCCCTTGCGTCAGTTGCCTGTCTTGGGGACATTACAAATGGGTCATCGCCATCTGGTCTTTGCGGCAATCCCAATGCTTCTCTTGCCTCATTAGGAACCATAATCTGGTTCTTAACGTAACGCTCAAGAATTTGCGACTGTGCAATTTCATCTGTTAGAGTTAGCTCATTAAACTTAAACTCTAAGACATCTGTTTCTTCTTTAATGATTTTGTTAATCATCTTAGCTAGGTTATTTTGTGCTGGTCTAGATACCTGCTCTTTAAATGTCCTATCCTGAGATAGAGCATTAGCGATAGAGGTTGTATCCCCGCCACCAATTTTTGATAGCGGAACTTGGTGAGCAATCAGAATGTCGTCTCGGTTTTGTTTACGATACTCTTTGAATGATGCCTCCTGAACTCCATTTTCAATTGGCTCCATCTTAAACTCTACCTTGCTATTATCGCTATCTCCAGGTAGTGGGATATATAGAGTGCGGTGGTTCTGCCCCTTAAGGCTGCTCTGCAAGAACCTAAACATCTTGTCTTCTGCGTCAGCTGACAGCTGTGCCCCCTTAAGAGTTACTACATATCGTGGGACACCCTTGTTTCCAAAGTAGTCAATGTTGTACTGAGATGCTAGCTGATCTCCGTGAAGCGATGTAATAGCAGACATGATATCTGGTACACCATAAAATGTATTTAGTGGTGAGTATTCTTTATAGTGAACAATTTCATTAGGCCTTGGGTCAGTTGTAATTGGGTTCTTGTTCGTTGCCCCGAAGTTTCGGAAGTAAACAACCTTGTTGCCAATAATCTGGACATAGCCATCTCGAAGTCTACGAGCACGCATTGTCGTTGCTGGAATGTGTCCAATATAACCAATCTTGCCCTTAGTAGTTCTACCAATTTCAAGATAGCCATTTCCAGTTGCCTGCACATCTGTGTAAAACTTAGTCAAGGTGTGGGTAAAAGACTCTTCGTCATTTAAGTTTTCAAGCCAGTCTCGCATCTCGATCTTTAGTCGTTCAATTCTGTTTCTTGCTCTTTCTACTGCAGCCTTATCTCCATTAGACTCTAGCCTTGCCATTGTTCTTGGAGAAATTTCAAGGTCGTAGCCCAGGCCCACAATATTTTCAACCTTGGCATCGATAGCTGCGTGGTTAGCAAAAGAAGTGTCGTAGTAGTTAGCAAGCTCATATAGATTCCAGGGAGGTGTAATTACGTCAAACATGCCGTAGCCATTACGGAAGACCTGCCCTGGATTAATTTCTTTAGACTTTGCATCATCTAGGCCAGATGCCACAGCAAGAGCACTGCTCATGTATTGCTGGCTGGGGTCGTTTGCCAGAGAGTTGTCTGTTCTTGTCTCGTAGCCGTACGCCATATTTTTGGCAAGCCTAGTAGCCCTACGCTTAAAGTTTGTGTCTAAACCATTGAGGCCTTTAATATCGTCCCACGATTTGTTAAATGGGTCCTGGTTTTTAAAAACATCTGGTGTGTCCACAATGTCATCGATTCGGGCTCCCACTGTCCACTGCTCTGCCATTATCCCTCGTCTCCGTAAGCTTCTAGAGTATTCTTAGCTGCAATAACTGCACCAAGGTCATTCATGCTTGGAATAAGGCCCTGATTCATTCTGTCAAGCTGCTCGCTGTGCTCTTCTTCAGAGATCTTACGCATGTTTGGGTAGAACTTTGCGGTTCCTTCTGGGCACCCCCAATATCTAGCAGCATTTTCTAGTTCTTGAACTCTAGTAAGGTCGCCCTTCATGGCTTCGATAGACAGGGCATTTCCATTTCCGTCAGTAAATGCTTTTCCGTTGGCCTTGTGCCATACGTAAGTTCCAAAATTAGAGAAGTTTTCTTCTATAACCTGGACCTTCGTGTCACCGACTTGACCAGGAAAGCGTGGTTTTTTGTTTTCCATAGCCACTAGTATACCACATTATACTGGAGTACTGGAAGAAGTGGACCAAGAAATATCTTTTAGGACAGAAGATTCGTAGCCAGATAGCCTAAGGCTAGACTCTGAGTCTACAATTACGCTGGCTGTTCCAGTATATTGACGATAGACATTTGCTGCATCTGGAACTGTTGGATCTGTCTCTGCCAAAAACAGAACTTCTTGCCAACTAAATCCATCAGAAACCTCGTATACCTCCCCCTCTAGTGTCTGATCCTTTCCAGACCAATAGCTCCAATCTAGTGGGTTATCAATTCCAGACCTAACTGCCGACCACTTACGGTATGCAAATCGTTGAACTTCGTCTAGCTGAGTAGTTTGATAATACGAAATGTGATTAAACAAAGTAGGGCTAGTAATTCTTAATGCACCAGGATAGTAGTCGAAGGATAGCGGTTCATTAAAGGATACGGAGAGAGCCGTCCAAGCATTAAGATTTAGTATTGGACGCTTTACTACCTTACCATCTATATGATAAACGACTCCAGAGACTAGTCTACTAGTGGACTGATCAATTGCATAAATCTGCCCCCTTTGTCTGGTATTAGAGTCTGCTACTAAGAAAAATTGAATAAGAGATTCTCCAGATTGTATTTCAAATAAATGCTTTGGTGCTGTTGCAAAATCCTCTTCTGAATACCTCATAAATAACTGAAACATATTAACCCTAAAAAAGCTAGACTTTGTAGAATTAATTGGTATGCTTAACCCATTTCTATCTGAGGCAGAATACTCGCCCCTCATTCTAACCCCACTATTTTTTGTTAAATATAAATATGGCTGCTGCCTTTTTTGAATTGTGTATGGATCTACATTTTTATACTCAAAATATTGGCCTGATTTTCTAAATGGAATAATTGGTGTGCCAAACCTTGTATTAATTTTATTAGGAGACTGGCCTAGTGCTTGAGAAGCTAGTTCAAGAGATGTGATAGATAGATTATCTGATGCTACGCCGCCAGACTGAAATTCCATAGAAATAACAATAGCCAAGCTATTAATTGATGCTCCGATAGGTAGCTTAATCACTGAGTCATTCAGCACTTCATATCTTGTAGTTAGCCAGTCTTCTCCAGGAGACACCACACTTGTTTTAGATAATGGTAATGTTTTTGTAAAATAATTAGGATCGGCATTGGCCCCGTCAGCAAGGTATTGAAAAGATACATATGTTTTAATTGGTAAGCCAGAGGTATCATACGAGTCTTCAGCGAACCTACTTAGTTTTATGTAATCGACGTTAAACTGCAGAAAGTCAAGAGCAAAGAGCTTGTTCCCCTGGTAATCTTCTACATAGGAACCAAAGTAACTAAGCGGAAGATAGTCTTCCCAATATGAATCTACAGCGACATCTAACATAAACTTTGAGATTGGCCTAGTGGCTACTAGCGTATAGGTAGCAATATGGGTTTCTTTATTAGAAGAAGCTATCTGTCCGTCAGAATAGTCTGTCGGAACGCCAAGTTCATTAAAAAGATTAATTGCTTTTTGTAGATTTCTTGTGCCACAGAAACCAACACGCAAGATCTTGCCACTAAAGGTATTGCTAAAGCTTTCGTTTCCGCCAATGTAAAGTTTTGCGGATTGGATTGTTTGTAAAAATGTAGAAACTTCTGAAGAAAAAGACTCTGAGGCTGCTGAAATATCTATGCCAACTAAAAACCTATCTCCAACAATATTTCCAGATGCTTCATAAAAAATATCCTCGACTGTTTGGTTTTCATCATTAAGATAGGACAGACTATAAAATATTTTTGAATCTTTTAAATAAATATCTAATGAAGAGTTACTTAGATCATTTTTAAATCTTAATAGCATTTGCTTAGACATGTTATCGGAAGGAGTTTCAAACACTGCATAAAATGCTGACATAGACTCTTTCAAAAAGCCCAGGTTATCAAAATATAAATATGCACCTTCGTCGGACCAATCACTGTTGGGTCTTAGGCTAAAGTATTTATCTAACTCACTAAAGTTATCAGTATTAGCCTCTACCCACTCGTTATATGTTTTAGAGCTTAAATATAAATCTGGGCTTGTGTAAGAAGGCAGAGATAGAGACGATGTAGAAACCTGTAGATTATCTGAATACCCAGATGACCACCGATTAGTCTGTGGATATAGTACATTTTTATCGTAGTTAGACATAGAGTAGTCTACCGACACAACTGTACTATTGTCTAGGCCCTGCAGCGATAGCGGGAAGTCAACTCCTTGACCATATACAAATCTGCGTTTTTGTACAATTGCTGGAACCTCATATGGATAAACTGCTACCGCTTCAATTTGAACTATTGGCACATCGTCATATGCATAAAAACCAAGCCAGTCCATACTATTGCCGTCAGCGAACTCGTCGGGATAGGAGACTAGGTTTTGGTCAAGCTCTAGGGAGATAACCTCTTCTCCGTTTATAAGAAGTGAGGCAAAGTTATACCTTAGCCTGATAGAAAGTAGCATTGGCCTGCCCCACTCTTTTACTGAATGTGATCCAACGTAATCTCCAACTTTTAGTTTTAAAAGATGCTTGTCCACATAAATACCATCATCGGATCCTATTGGGCCAAAAATCCTATAAGGCTCTATAGCATTTGAGTGGATATTTGCCCAGAACTCTAAGGTTAGTGGCTTATATTTACCAGAATTGTTCAAAAAGCCTTCGCCAGGAACTATTAGAGATGGTTTGCCATTTTCATTTGGGGTAATTCTTGTACAATTATCAGAGCCAAAGACAAGTGGCACACCAGAATTTTTTGCATAAAGATTTGTTTCGGATGCTAGGTAATAACCAGATCTACCCTGAAGACCATAGGGGCGGGCCTCAACAGCCTTTGCATCAATTGGAATATCCGATGGTAGGTCTATTGCTGTAACCCCCAAAGACTCCGTATGGAACTCTTCTGACCATTGACCGATACTAATGCCATTAATAGCAATTTCATAAGACAGCTCTGTCTCTGTATAGAAAAATTCAATAATTGGTTTTATTTGCGAGACGTTTGGGGGAAGCGGGATCGTTTCTGCTACAAAAGCCCAGGCCCTATTGGCTGGAATATTTACAAGCCTAATTAACTCTACATCTTCTTGGGTTTCTGAATTCACATAAGCAAATCCAATCCTTGCCTGGACAGTTCTGTCGTAAGTAAAAGCATAAAAACCAATTGCAATAGACCCTAGTCCTAGATCAATCTTGCTATCTGAAATTACATCTGATGCTTCTATTGTGATCAGGCCCCCGTTGCCAGCAGCTTCAACAATTCCGCTAGCATACTCTTCATCAAATGGGAATGACGAAGGCACTTCAGAAAAGGCCAGGGAGTCTCTGGCGTTTACTATTGTTGCCCCCGAAACATTCCAGTTGGCCAAATTCTGATCTGCTTCTGAGGTAAGTCTAATATACCCAACCTGCTCATCCAATGCCCACATTGAAATTGGGTGCTCTCCAAAAACTTTAGTTGCATAAAGGTTTAGCGGCTTAGCCATCTTGTTCCTCTTGGCCTTCTACCTTTTTTCCAAAAGTGTGCCTGTAGAATCTTGGAGAATAGCTAAATCTTGGTGGGAAGTGAGGTGGGAAATGTGGAGGGAAATGTGGAGGGAAATGTGGAGGAAAGTGTGGCGGGAAATGCGGTGGGAAGTGTGGAGGGAAGTGTGGAGGAAAGTGTGGGGGGAAGTGCGGGGGGAAGTGGGGTGGGAAGTGTGGGAAGAACGGGAAGAACGGGAAGAACGGTGCAACGGTAGTAACTTGAGAAGAGTCGTCCGACCATGGGCCCCATCCTACTGAGTTACGTGCTCTAACCCTATACGTCTGAGATGTGTTTTCAACTTGTGGCACGGTTACACCGAGGGAAGTAGTTGTCCCCTCGTTTCCATCGCTGGCCTCCCAGCCGTACTCAATAATTTGAGATCCATTATCATTAACTGCTGACCACTTTACCGTGTCAAAAAGAATGTTTGGAGTAGCCGTTGGTTTAGCTGGCTTGTCTGGAACTTGTGGGTTAGAAAATCCTGTCGTTGGGGAGATTGGGTATGCAAAAATAACAACACCATTTTGACCTACAATTCCTGGATTCATTGCTTGGTCTGCAAATCCAGCCTTTTCGGCACGTGCACCAGCACCGCCTCCACCAGATCCAAATTCAGCTGGGGAGAAACCGTATATTCCAAAATTTGGAGAGACGCTAGTATTAAAGTCGCCACCGTCTCCGCCAATAGCGTAGGTAGCTGATG